ACTCTTTTTGAATTATTGCATGAAATGAGAGAAGAGCTCACTAAATACTTTCCATATAAAGTCATGCATGTAGATACTGCGGAGGCTGATGACATTATCGGTGTTCTTGTTGACCACTGTAAAGAAATTCCTACTCTAATACTTTCTAGTGATAAAGATTTTATTCAGTTACAAAAGTATCAAGGAGTGAGACAATGGTCACCACTTCAGAAAAAGTTTGTAGTTGGTGATCCTGTAGAATCTTTGTATGATAAGACCATTAGAGGTGATACTGGTGATGGTGTTCCTAACATCCTTTCTTCCGATGATACTCTTATAACTGAAGGAAAACGCCAAACTCCTATAACTAAGAAGAAAATGGAACTATGGAGAGGTAAAAAACCAGAAGAATTCTGTAACGAAGCCATGCTTAGAAACTACCATAGAAACAAGACATTGGTTGATTTGAGGGAGACTCCAGAATCAATTCGTATAAATATAGTAAATCAATACGATAATCAAGAAGCTGGTGATAGAAGTCAACTCTGGAATTATTTTATTGATAATAGATTGAAGAACCTTATGGATGTAATTGACGAGTTTTAATTATGACAACTAGTTTACCAAGAGTTTTTGGTGAGATTGCAGCAGCACGCACTAAAAAACAAAAGAAAGAACTATTATTAAAATATGATTGCTTTGCACTTCAACAGATTTTAAAAGCAGCATTCGATCCAAATATAAAGTTTCTCTTACCGCCGGGGGCACCCCCCATAGTCAAATATCAAGGAGACACAAACGAGCCAAATCCAACTTATCTACATTTTCATATTAGAAAGTTGTATTTGTTTGTTGAAGGTCAATCCCCCAAAAATTTGACTAACATGAAAAGAGAAAAAGCATTTACAGATATTTTAGAAGGTATACATCCTTCTGAAGTAGAACTTCTTCTGCAAGTGAAGGATAAAAAACTAAAATGCAGAGGATTAACTTTCAACCTAGTAAAAGAAACTTTTCCTAATTTATTACCATGATAAAAAGTTTAGAAGAGAGAATAGTCAATTTAACCAAAGTTACTACAGACAATGTTGAAACAACTGTAGAAGCTGAACTACGGCAATTGGAAATGAAGGGCGGAGTACCGATACAAGTTTCGGTTGTTCTTGCTAAGGAAGAAAATTTTCAATTTACTATGGATTGGAACAGTATCATGTCAAAATTTTCCACTACACTAGATGGAATTAAATGGTACTCTGATTTTGATTACTCCTTATACTCCCCCAAATTATGGGAAACTGGTAGTATTGCCAGAGCTCCCCGCCGTGGCCGAAACTCTCCTATTTAAGTTTAAGTAAGTGGCTATCATACTTAACTCAACACTATCTAAAGAGGAATATGAAAATATTCATTGCCCTAGTAGGGCTTCTTACGCTGTGGTCTGCTACGTTAAATTCAGGCAGCACATATAAAATTTGGGTTCCACCAACAATTACTGACAAACAGGCAACAATAATGTCTCCATTACAAATGACTACAAATGGAAAGACTACAGTTGTACCATTGGTGAATTCAGAAGAACTAGAGTGTATGTCAAAAAATATATATTTTGAAGCAGCTATGGAATCTACTGCTGGAAAATTAGCAGTAGCACAAGTCACTATGAATCGTGTGAACTCATCACGATATCCAAATACTATTTGTAAAGTTATTACACAAGGAAGACATTACAAATCTGGATTACCAGTAAAAGACCGATGCCAATTTAGTTGGTATTGTGATGGTAAACTAGATGAACCACATATTAAAAGTTCAATGTGGAAAGATTCGCGAGAAGTTGCTAAGTATGTCTTATCAACTCCTGACTTGATGGACATAACGGATGGAGCAACTCATTATCACGCAGACTATATTAGTAGTCCGAGATGGGCAGATCCTAGACGGAAAACAGTAGAGATTGATACTCATATTTTTTATAATAAATCTAAAAGGACAATCAAAAAGACTTGACAAACTATTGTTAAAGGTGTATAATATATAATAGTAGAAGAGTGGGGAAAGCCTTCCTCACTCAACCCTATAATTGAGAATGATAAGGATAAAAATGCCTACATACGATTACCGATGCGAAAAATGTGGAAATGAATTTGAAGATTTTCTTCCTATGGCTAAAAGAGCTGAGCCTACAGAAGAACCCTGTGATAAACAACTTCACCGAGCAGCTCCTGTTTGTGGTGGAAAGATTAATCAAGTTCCTGGCTCAACGCCTACCGCGTTTGCGTATGATAATATAGCATCGCCAGGTCATCCTAAAAAACCGCCCGGATGGATGACGGACAAATTAAAAGAAATCAAGAAGAAACAACCGAAGGCCACAATGTCTTGGTCACACTAGAACAATTATTATGAAAACATTTAATCATGTAGGTAGTGAATTACAAGACCTAAAAACAGAAACCATAAATGGAAAACGACATTATGTTACGCCCAATGGGAAATACCAATCCATTACAGCATTATTATCAAATCTGTCCAAAGCTGGTATTCAAGCTTGGCGTGCAAGGGTTGGAGAAGAAGAGGCGAACCGAATCTCTCGCCAAGCGTCGGGTAGAGGCACCCGCGTTCACAATATCGCTGAGTCCTATATCAAAAATCAAGAGGATCATCTAGAGGGAGTTTTACCAGATGCAGTTGAGATGTTTCAGTCTATAACTCCACTAATTGATAGGATTGATAATGTTCATTGTGTAGAAGGTGCGTTGTATTCTGATGAACTCAAGCTGGCTGGTAGAACCGATTTGATTGCAGAGTTTGACGGAGAACTGGCAGCCATTGATTATAAAACTTCTAAGAGAATTAAGAAATGGGATTATTGTCATAGCTATTTTATGCAGGGTGCTTTCTATGCTCATGCATATGAAGAACGAACAGGAATTCCAGTAAAGGATATTGTGATTATCATGGCAGTGGAAAATGAGAAACCATTGTTGTTCAGAGAGACTAAAGACCGTTGGCTTGAACCGTTACAACAAGTTATATATAAATATATGTAAGAATTTTGTTTGATGACCTGAGAAGATATCTAAGTAAGACGCTGGTTCGACTCCAGCTGGCTCCACCAAGGGCACATATGATTGAGAAACAAAAGGCCACTATCATCAATTATGTGTTCCGTTGTTGGGGCCATCGGGTATTCGATTGCTAGAGAGAATATCAGAGAGAACAAAAAGGGTGATGACCTACATCGAACAATTTAATCGCAAATAATTCCGATTATACTTCTGCCTATGTTGCACTAGCAGCGTAATGCAGATGGGTTTTTGGGGGGAGGTTTTTCCTTGAAACAGAATACAAATTCAGAACTGAATTAAAACCTTCCTACTACACAAGAAAGGAAATATGGCAGGAGGACATCAAAATGAACCAACTTCAGATAATAGAGCAAAAGTTTCTAGGAGTAGGTTTGAACAAGATGTGGTGCGACTTGATGCTACGCCGTGGTATTTGAAGCCAGAGAGGCATGAAACAGAAACAGGAGATGCCTTTAAATATTTCAATGTACCTTATGGTGCAGGAGTGTGTAAAGTTTCATGGCCTGATGGGCCCAAAGGACAACTAGAATTTGAATGGAGTTAAAGTATGGCTGAATACATAAATGAAAATCCTTGTGAATTTATTTACAACATAACCGCTGTAGAAAAGATTGTCGATGGAGATACTATCGATGCGGTTTTTGATTTGGGTTTCGATGTGCGGATATGTAATAGAATCCGATTACTAGGAATCGACACACCAGAATCCAGAACAAGACACAAGAACGAAAAAATCTATGGTAAATTATCCAAGGTCGCATTAACATCGTGGGTGCATTGGGCAATATTGTCAGACAGAGATGATATTGAAATACAATGTAGATGTCCAGAGTCAGATAGTAGAGGTAAGTTCGGTAGAGTATTAGGAGAACTTTGGATTAACTGTACTGAAGATGGACATGAGTTTGGTGGATGGACAAACATAAACAAATGGATGTGTGAAAGTGGTTACGCAGTTGGATATCATGGACAGAACAAAGACGATGTTAAAGATGAACATTGGAAAAATCGTCTACTTCTAGAAGAACAGGGAGTACATGAGCTGTTACAATGGGATGAAAACTAATGGCAAAGATACAAATACATAAACCAAAAATACAAATACCAAAACATATCAAGAAATCAAAACAAACTGATAGTAAAGTAAACACTGCTAAAGAAATGATAAATGCTTCAGAAGAAGCATTGTGGGGGAAAGATCCTGTGGAAGCTCTAAAATTTGAAAGAATAGAAACTAGAAAGAAGATGAATTGGGTTGCAAGATTCACTCTGTCTTTAATTACATCTGGAA